GATATCGTAGTATGTCTAAATCCCTTGATACTCTTGTTGATTCATATGTCAATAGACCAAGAGTTATGCCAGCAGATAAACCCTTATATGAAATGCCTATTATAAGATGAATCTAAGTGAAAGTGATGCTGCCTATGCAGCAGACCAATTTATCGATTACTTCTCAAATATGGGTCGTATTGATGAATATCTTCGTAATGTAAAACTAGATCGTATGTCAAAGATGCCGACATATCTTCCTGGCTGTGGGCCTGAAGAAGATATGTTTGATGCATTTGACATGCACCCAAATGACATGAACTTTAAAGTTTATGCTGCTGGAAAAGATGATAGTTTCACAAATGAATATTTCAATGAGAGACTACAGATAACAACATCTCACTCAATCGAAAGTTCAATTCCTGGCAAATCACTCAAGTGGATTGTTATGGAAACGAATACTAAAAAGATTGTGGGATTTATTCGTTTTGGATCTCCTACTATTAACTGTAAACCTCGTAACGATTGGTTAGGAAGACCGCCTGAGTTGAAAAGATTTAATCGTCATTCAATCATGGGATTTATTATTGTTCCGACTCAACCATTTGGATTTAATTATCTCGGTGGTAAACTTCTTGCTCTGTTGTGTTGTTCTCATGAGGCTAGAGAACAGTTAAATAGTAAATATGGTTCAGACATTTGTTTGTTTGAAACCACATCACTTTATGGCACAACAAAGTCATCATCTCAATATGATGGATTGAAACCTTACATGAGATACAAAGGATTGACTATGAGTGATTTTACTCCTTTGTTACATGATGATGTCTTTAAAGGATTAAATAAATGGTTTATAGCCAGAAACAACGACAAACTATTAGTCAAAGAGGACGCTTCGAGTCGCAAGTTAAAGACTCAACAAAAGATGATATCTATCATCAAAAAGAGCTCGTCTTCTCAAAAGGCTGCGGAGTTCCAGACTGCGATTGCAAATGCAAAGAACCTCACTGAAAAGAAAAGAGTTTACTTCAGTGACTATGGATTTGCTAATTCTAGGGAAGTTATTCGAGGAGATACTGACAAACTAGAAAAAAATCCTATCAACTTTGATAAATTCTATCAAGAGAATCTCATCAAATGGTGGAAAAACAAGGCCTCTAAAAGATATGAAAGTCTTAAGTCCAGTGGTTCTCTTAGAACAGAATTAGAGGTTTGGACTAAAGATATGCACATCGACATCATCAGGTAACTACTATGATCAAAACAATTCTACAAGAATTTCCTATCACAGACTATCCTAGAGAGAGAAGTCTTAGTGAAGAAAAAATTCGTAAGTATGCTTACACCAAAGAAGAAGTTAATTTTCTTATTGAGGCTGCAGTTAAGGAAGCTGTTGATGAAGCACGGAGAATCGATGATGAGTCAATGGCGAAGCACAATCGTGAAGCGACAGTCATTAGTATGATTCTTGGATTCACTACTCTTGCATTGTTTGTCGATGGACTATTAAGAATGTTGGGTATCATTCCACCATTCATGCATCTAGATGTAAACATTCTAGACAAAATAGAAACTGACATTATAGATAGAATAAAACAAGTTCCCATACAAAAGATACTACAACAAGGTTTCAGATGAACGATACTAGCGTCTTTATATATTTTCTTTGTTTTGCTTGTCTTGCAGGGGCAACCTTCGCATACATGTACGCTATGATGACTTCAACATTAAGAGATTTCAATAGACAACAAGAGAGAAGAAATGTGCATCCAGAAATGTCTGATGTTAAATCTGGTGAAGAACTTTTAGTTTTCAAAGCACAGGATGAAGACGATGATGATGAAGGAGACGTTGTTATTATTAGAAAATAAATTATGAAAACATTTGATGATTCTAACTGGAGGGAGGAGTATAAATCTTATACAAGAAATAAGATGGAACTCGATCTTCTTGAACATGGGCCAAAGAGTTTATCTCAATCATGGCATCTCCAAGCACTGTATAGTAATTGGAAAAAAGTAAAGGGTATCACAGATCCCGAACCTTTAGATTTACAAACTAATTTCAAAGACTGGAGCGAGAAACATGACTAAACCAAACGATCTTTGGGATGATATGTCTATTCTAAATTCTTTATATGGTGAACTTTGTTGGGATAATGATGACCCTATAGAATTTATACCTGATTATGAAAATGATCAAATCATTGTGAAAAGAAAAAAATGGAATTGAAAGATTGGTTAAACTCAATCAACACAAATAAAAATAATTTGATTGATGAGGATATTGATTTAGAAAAGAAGTATCCATCTTATATTATCAACAGATGTCTATCTGGACACATAGATGCGGTCATGTTTGCAAATGAAATGAACAAACATCCTAATCTAGCAAAGAAGTTACAATATGATTTTTTTCTAAATAGCCTCAGGAAAAGGAAGAGATACTCTCCTTGGCTTCGTAAAGAACAAATTGAAAACCTTGAACTTGTCAAACAATACTATGGTTATAGTAATGAAAAGGCAAAACAGGTTTTAAACATTTTGACTAGAGAACAATTCTCGTTTATTCGAGATCGACTTGAGATTGGAGGTAGAAAATGAATTCCATTGTGGAACCTGAGATTAGTTGGTCGCCAGACCAAATGATTGAGATTACATTAAATGAACCAGATGATTTTCTTAAGGTAAGAGAAACACTGACTCGTATTGGTGTGGCCTCAAGAAAAGAAAAGAAGTTATATCAGTCTTGTCATATTCTACATAAACAAGGCAGATACTACATCGTTCATTTCAAAGAATTATTTGCATTAGATGGTAAGAGAGCTAATATTACAGTCAATGATGTACAAAGAAGAAATCGTATTATCCAGTTACTTTTAGACTGGGGATTGGTTTCTGTTGTCTCGACTGATAAAGTTAATGACATCGCACCATTGAATCAGATTAAAGTTATCTCTTACAAAGAGAAGAACGATTGGAATCTAGAAACCAAATACAATATTGGTAAAAGAAAAAAACCAGAGGAGGAGTAATGTCAAACCTACCAAACCTACGAGAAGACGTTGACAACTTGCTAAGAGAAGTTGTGGGTGATGATAAAAATGATAAGAAACGTGTTGCAAATCTTAATGAAGAAAATAGTGACGATGAAGAAGTGTTACTATCTTAGTTAAATCATATAGATAGTTATGTGTTTAATTCAAAACAATCTATGCACAATCTTATATCGTTCAATAGTTTAAGACCTTGGATGAATGTCGAACGTGAGACATCTTCCAACGATTCAGTTGATGACTACTTTGAATGTATTTCGGAATGTGATGTAAGAGATAAGTCTTGCGTCAGCAATTGTAGAGTTCTGCTAGACTAGGGAGGAAACCGAAGTGTTGTAGGGGGTTCACCACCCCTTATTTTTTTGCCTGCTGTTATAATTAGTAGTGTCGCCTTCGGGGACACAATTTACACTCGCTTACTAAAGGAGAACTATGAACTTACAAAGGTATCGTGCTGCCGATCTAGGAGATTTAATGGATCGCATCACAAAAAACAGTATCGGTATGGATACTTATTTCGATAAGTTTTTTACTGAGACCATAACAAACTACCCACCTTACAATCTAATACAAGTAAATAATACTGAGTCTCGGTTAGAGATTGCACTTGCTGGATTTAAAAAGGAGGAAGTTAATGTCTATACTGAATACGGAAAACTATTCGTTGAAGGAAAGAAAAAGGATAAAGAGGAGGGATCCGAGTACTTCCATCAAGGATTGGCTCAAAGATCTTTCAACAGAGCCTGGACACTTGCAGATGATTATGAAGTCAGGGATGTGTCATTGGAAGATGGACTCCTTACCGTTAAGTTGGGTAAAGTAGTTCCAGACCATCACGCTCGCAAAGATTACCTATAAATAAAATCACAATAGATTTAAGGCCACTTGACTTTTGTTGAGTGGTCTTTTATAATGTAAACATAGAAAGTATTAAATGTCTGTTAAATTAGTAATGCTCAAGTCGGGTGAGGATATC